TGGTCCACCGTCTCAGCGGGTGTATACCTTCCATTTCGCAGGCATTCCTGACAAAGGTGTTTATCTCTGTCGAGAACGATTGGGCGCAGCCTATCCCACTTGCTGCCATAACCTCGCTGATGCCTGCTCTGTCCTCGCTGATGCTGCTGCCAGCCTTCGTTAAGGTGCCTGGGACAATAGCCTGAGCGGTCAGTGGTCGTGCCAGGGCAGCCACGCTTGCGGCATGCTCTTGGTATCAACGCAGGCATCAGGCTAACCTCCATGCCCGACGGCGTTCTGTACGTGGCGCTGAGTCAGGGTGATGCTCTACCGTTTCACCATCTGCATGGTCCACCAGCGAGTAACACGGATAGATCACTGAGCCACCCCATGCATCACCCACAGCGTAATCGGCGGGTTTGCTGTTATCCCAACGGGATAGCACGCGATGCACATGCTCAGGCGGGACGCTATAGCAAACGCCATGAATGAGTCTCGACAGCGTGATGTAATCAGCGCGTGTCTTATCAGCCACGATTAGCCGCTCAGCAATCTGCATTTGATATTGTGGAGGCCGCCCGGTACCGAGATAAAAGCTCAGCATGTCGTCAGGGAAACGCACCAGCCAGTCAGTTACCTTTTCGGTGAATCCCTGCACCGGCAGCGCGTCATCCTCAATTACGACAACCCGGCATGTTTGTTCTGCTGCCCACTCAAGCGCGCGGCGATGATTCCAGTTCGCGCCGTGGTTATCGTCATCAACCAGCAGATGAGCATGCAGCAGTGCAGCAAGACGTTGTGCAGGCCCTAAGCGGGTATGATGGCCGACCACCACAAACTTAATCTCTTCAGCCACCAGCGAATCTCCAATAAAAAAGCCGCACGATGGCGGCTACTGTCTGAATATCAGGGTGTTGCTCCGCTTTAACCCTGGTTAAGGTAAGCATTCAGCCCGTCAGTGGTGGGACACTGGCGCACTCTGTCGCGGGGGGATAGCTGATTACCTCCGATAAGGAAAATACCCATGAGCTCCATGTCAGAACTGGAAAAAGCAGTTGCAGATTTACAACGTGAATTAAAGATTGAAAAAGCCACCAATAAACTGGTTTTTTCTTTGATTATTGAAGCTGTTAACAAGCTGTCACCAAAACAGAATGTTGGGGACGTTCTGATGGATGTACTGAAGGAGGTTACACCGCCTGAAATTTCATCTGCCCCAGATGCTCACGAAGCGATTAAGAGAGTTGAGAAAATAATTCAGAAGAAGCAATCGCGTTCGTAACTTCCTGAATTAAATCGTCGGCGGCTCGGTGCTGAGCCGCATTCACAATCTGATCGATTACAGTTTTCGCGTGAGTTTCAGCGCGCTGCTTGTAACCTTCAAGAGTAAAGTCTGCTGTAATGTCTTCACGATAAGGTACAGTCAACATGTTTTTCTTATCGAGCTGTACTTTGACTTCACCGCCAATAGCCTCTACCGTTTTACAGTCCAGTCCCTCTGCTGAGGAGTAACCATTAATTTTGAAACTTACAGATTTTTGGGTCGGGAACTCAACCTCATACGAAATCATAAGACCTCCTGTTATTTATGGCGCCACCAGGCATTTTCTTTGCCGATGCCATCAGTTTTAAACACGGTATGTACCAGAGGGCCGGTGACCAGCCTGTCAGCGAATGACTTCGCAACAATGCCGAACGCCAGCATGTCGCCCACCGCGGCGCCAGCCTGTTCTTTCTTCCAGAACCGATAACTCTCGATCCGGTAGTAAAGACGGATGATGCCGTGAGCGAACGCCATTACATCAGCGCGGATACCACCCAGCAGCCCAGCGTTAAGCATCACATCGTTGCGGTGCTCTTCAATGAATTCCTGATAGATGCGCTCCGGATGGTTCTGCTTTGCCCAGGTATCGGCGTAGGTCTTTGGTTCTGAACCGACATACACCTTCCCGGCTTCCATTTCTTCCCACGGCGCGCGAAGCATTTCGACATCGGTACCATCGGTACACCAGACGAACCGGTATTCAGGGTGTTCTCGCAGGTGCTGCCAGATGTGCAGCCAGCGACGGAAGTAGACATTCATCTTCACGTCAGGTACGAGATACAGCTCAACATCGGCCGGGGCCGTCAGTAATTCATCCACCAGCGCTATACGCCCACACTGGCGAAGCGAGGCCGCCCATTTGCTCAGCAGGTCAGGCGAGGCCGTCATTTTCGTACCGCGCTGCGGGTCAGGCTGACTGGTAAGCAGCGTTGTGATAACCACGTCGCGCTGCTGGCGGTATTCAACGTAACCAGTAAACCCGGCATCACGCCGTTCGTTGTGGATCTTCACGTTACGTTCCACCAGCGCCTGTCGGTCGGGACGCGGTACCGAACGCTCTACGGCTTCATGCTCATCGAGAGAATGGATCAGTTTTTCTGAACCGACCACATCACCGTAAGCCCATGTCGTCAGGCCAGCGTTATGGATACGTAGCGCGAGGTCACTGTGTTCATACATACCACGTCCGTATATCGGATCGAATCCACCTACTTTCTCAATGGCGCTGCGGTGGTAATACAGCATCACGCCGCGCTGCCCGGTGTAAGCGATGTGCTTATCATCCCGGTACAGGACCGCCATATCCTTCAGCTTATTCGTCCCTGCAAGATCGAGAAACTGATAAGCCAGGTGCGGCTCGGGTGATTCGATGTAAGGCAAGTGCCAGTTATCAGCGATGGGCCAGGCGTCATCGTCCCACAGGAAGAGATGCTCACATCCGGCGTCCATTAGCGCGGTTAAACTGGCGTTCTTCGATGCAACAATGCCGAGTGATGTTTCATGGCGAAGCAACTGCATGCAGTCAGGTACTACTGCGACAGGTTTAGAGCCGTCGTCGATAACCACCACCAGCGCCCCGGCGGGCAGATGTTTAATGTGCTGCTTAATGGCGCGGTTTAAAACGTCTGGCCGGTTGTGGGTAGTAATGGCAATGCCAATCCGTGACGCTGAAGCGCAGGCAGGCACAAACGGGACACCATCAATAGTGACCTGCATTTGATTTTCCTTTTAGGAATGAGTCAAAACCATCGAAAGTTAACGGTTTGCCCAAGCTCAGATCTGAAAAGTTTCTTTGAATTGCGAGTGCGTTGCCTTGGTGTATTGCTAAGTGTTTATTAGTTTGTTAGACGGTGTCAGAGCATGCTACCGCTGATATTTATCGACACCGCCACCCAACTCATAGATGAGTTAGGCAATGAATAAAAAAACCTAAGGGACCTTACTCATTGGAATATCATCTTTATGGTAAAATGGTTAAATCCCCTGACTGTAGGCGTAACTCTCGCCTTGGCCTCCACGGAGGCCATTTGGTAGAGGTCTTGATAGAATTTAAATAATTTGGGATGAACCGTTTCTTTGAAAAGTCTTTCAATGACCGAGGAATTCTTTTTTACAAACCTATTACTTTCTGCTTTGGATTCAAATCCTTAATTGCTTTTGCCGTCCCAGCAGTAGTCATAATAGTAACCTGAACAAAAGTACACTCAAGAAAAGTGCAATCTAAAAACTTTATAACACCCGGTAAGTACAGATATTCTCCCTCAGGTAACGCTATTATTTCTTCGCAGAAATCAAGATTGGAGTTGGAGAGATTTCCACTAATTAAAGCAATAGTCATTGGACCTACCAAGTGACAACGTTTGAACCTTTTATTTTTATGTACCTCGCTCATCGGCAAGCGTAAATCCTCCAAATTAATCATTAAGTCATTAAAGGTCTCACTTAATGGATTCACGTTACTGTTAGTAATTGCCAATGAATTAAAATATTTCTTCTTGGCTGAACTTGCTGCGGAATAGTTTATAAAGCAAAATATAAGAGATAACAAAAAAACAAAAAGAATGATTACTAAAAAATATCTAAAAAAAGTCATATTTTTAAAAAAAGGATCAAAACTAGCCAGCAATCCTGCTAAAGAACCGCCTGAGAATACCAGCATAAAAACTGTGAATTTATACAGTTTCTCTCCAATTGCATATGCGGTGTTAAGCTCTTTTGTCTTGCCCCAAAGGTTCATGTTATCTCCAAGATTACTTTGAAAAGAATCTTGGCAATCATACCTTACTAGAGTAATTTTGAAATGCTCTTATTCTCTTCCTTTTATCACCGTTCACAATTTATTTTCCACGCTCTGTTATGCGCCAGGATGTCTTTCTTCGTCTGGCGGTCAAGAACGTCGATGTCGTGATCCGTCAGGTAGATTGGCTTTACCCAGTCGCAAGCCGTGTCCACTACCTCAACCCTTACGGGTCCAGTTGTCCCGCAGCTCGCGATCAACATCGTCGCCAGGCATATGGTTAACAGTCTGCTGTACATTGCTGGCCTCTTTCGTTGCATCTATCCGGCGTTCGGCTGCTGCGACCGTTGCAGCTGCGTTATCTTCGGTGCGCTGCTGGTCGGCTTTCGCTTCCGCTTTGCTGGTGCCGCGAATATGGCCCAGGCCAAAAGCGCCGGCAATAGCGGAAATCACCAGTGCGGCCAGCCCGATTATTGTTTCGATCCCCACATTCACCTCACACCAGAACGGATTTCGCCAGATTAAATAGTGCGCGGCGTTTATCCAGCCCGTTGCGGCCGCCATTGATAAGAAGCGTCACGCGCTCCACGTCGCCGGAATGAAGCAGGCAACCACGGGAGGCATAAAACCATGCGGCTGAGCGCGCGGCGTATTCATCCTGTTCAAGCAATTCAGGCTGGGTTACAAGGTCCAGCTTCAGCGCGTGGCCACAGTTGCGATAATTGCTGAGCCCGGTGATTTGCTTCAGGCCGCGACCGCGATATTTCCATCCATCACCGGCAACCTGATTGCCCAGGTGTTCTTTACCCCACTCACCGCCGTACACCAGATTGGCGATCGCTTTCTGGTTTGCCGGTTGCGTTGCCGTTCTGCCAAGTGCGGCGGCCTGCTGTTGCGTGATGCGGTGGCTACCGAACGTCGGTACCAGGTTTTCAGCCGCGTAATTCAGGTTTTCCACCAGCCGGGTAAATCTGGTGCTTTCGTGCCCCATCTGGGCAATAAACATAGCCTGATCAAGCGGTGCGATGATGCCGTATTCCTTCATGGCGGCGTCGATATGCGGAAACCAGCGCGCAGATAACCCGGCGCTGATACCAGCCGCCCTCTGAAATTGTGTTTGGTTCATTAGTGCCTCAGACGATCAACCAACCGCGCCATATTTCCACGAACCTTCAGGATGGCGGCGAAGATAAGAATGTTTGCGACCACCACCAGCCAACTGGAATCACGATAAAGGCCGAAGATGAACTGCAAGGGGATCGCGGCGTAAACCAGCACGGTTATATACGCCAGGACAGAAATAAAGGGGCGATGCCGGGCGCCATGTCGCTGGTAAAACATCAGCACGATGACGATGGCCGCACAAATAAACGCATTAAAGACTGCTGACGGGTCAATTACCATTTCCCCCTCCCCCACGTAGCCGCGAGAAAAACTTGAACACGTTGTTCAGGTCCTGGTTGTTAAGATAAGTGAGGATTTTTATACACAGGGCAGACAGAATCACTGCACCCAGTGCATCCAGCGGTTTTTCATAGTGCGAAGCTGCATTTAGCAGTGAGCCAATAAGTCCCGCCCCAAGCACCCCAACGATAAACGACGTCAGGAAATATGCTGCCAGTCGGGCGCGGGACAGGTTTGTGGCTGTCGCGACGTAGAACACCGCACCACCAAACGCCCCGAACACCACACCAAAATCTGTATGAGTAAAGACGCCGTACAGGACTGAACCCAGCAGGCCGCCGCCGAGAATAGCGCCGGTGCCGGTTAATGGATCGGACATTAAGCCCCCTCTTATTGCTGTGATCCCTCTCAGGAAATTTGAGGGGAATAAAAAAAGCCCGCTCGCGAGAGCAGGCTAAAGTGATGATTATCACAAGAAGGTAGAAAGGAGATCATCCGAAAGACAGGTAGTGACGTCCGGGTATCGAGGCCGATTCACTGATGGTTCAGGAGAACCACCTGCCAGCGGATATATCCCCTTCTTCTTTAGCGTAGCCGTAACTTCGGGAAACGAGCAAAAAAAACCTGCTGTTTAAAGCAGGCTCTCAAGGAATTATCAATTCGATATTATTGTTATCGTGGTGCCGGGTGCCTCCCGGTGAGAATTACTCCAGCAAACATTCCCGCGTCTGAGAGGTTTCCTTTTCAGGTAACTGCTGGAACGCCCCTCCGCATAGGGGGATTCACCACAATAAAAAAATAGCGCATAAATCAGAGTTGAGAAACTTCCTCGCTTAACGAATTGGACACTGGTCCGCCATCGAGGATTCGAACCCCGAACCACAGAGGTAGAAGCTCCGTGCTCTTTCCAGTTGAGCTAATGGCGGAAAAAAAAGACCAGCATTGGGTTGCTGGTCATGGGGCATGCAGTTGTCTCTGCGAAGTTGGTGTATCCCCACCAAGTGTTATCAGTATCGAGAGCATTATCGAACGCCAGTTTACTATAGCACCGAAGAAAAAATTCACTCTGTCAAAGGCCATCAGAAATGACCTTTTGCACAGTGTTATTTACTGGATTTAAACACGGGCCAGAGTAAAGCAATTACCCCGGCTACCAGCACGCCATCAGCAAGGATGGACATCATTTTGCTGGTGAAGTCGATGGCAACCACCAGGAACAACAAAACTCCGGCGGATGCCCAGCGCAGTTTTCCGATCACAGGTACTGATCCAGTGGAAGTTGCAGCGCCTGAGCAATTTTCTTGAGCTGCTTCTCTTCTTCTTCCCCGATGCCGTCATTGTCAGCGACATCAAGGCACAGGCAAAGAACATCAACAGCATCGTTTGTACCGGCAACGTCAGCCAGTTCGCGCAGCGCCTGTGCATTAGCAGAGCGCGGCGAAGCTTCATAGCGAGCACGGATATTGCTACTCATCTGTGCGATCTCACCAGCGAACGGTGCGAAAGCAGGCAATGCTGAAATGGTTTTTTCCAGAGTGGCGATTTCTTTCGCGTCGCATGTGCCGTCGGCATACGCAATGGAGTAAGCACCCCACACCGTAGCTTCAACCGCGTCGCGGTTTTCCATTTTCTTAACTTCGACAACAGCTTTACGCGCTTTCTTTTTGAAGATACCGAACATAGTGACTTTCCTTTTAGCGGGTGAGCCAGCGCTCAGGAATGATCAGCCCACAGAGATAGTCACACTGACCGTTCCCTATGGCTCACCCCTGAAAGGCTCTGTGGTTGAATTGCGCCGAGCGTGGCGCGAAGAATTTCGGACATAAAAAAACCCGCACTGAGGCGGGTTTGGTGTCGTGTAGGCGTAATATCCCACGATGGAAAGCATACAGGACAGTTTTATGCAAAGTCAACACTAACGTGCAAAAAAGTGTCGCCATTTGCTCCGATCATATTAATAAGTTGTTGCCTTCTCAAATTCTACTGCCGCGTGACGCTCCCACTGGCGCAGCGTGTCCACCAGCATTTCATAAAAGGGTTTCCAGTTGCGTGACCATGAGGACTGATGGAGGTCCGGGAGACGCTTCAGAATGGCACGGTGTACCGTCGCCGAGGAGATAGCAGAGAAGCCATTACCAGAGCAACGTTCACAGGTTTTGAAAACCGGTGCGCCGCGGTCTTTAGTCGCTTTGCGGTCCAACACTTCGCCTTTACCCCCACACCTGCACCGGGCAAGGATCACTTTCTTTCCTTCGCATGTTCCGCAAACCCTTTTCACCAGCTCATTTTTAATCTTCGGGGCCACCACTTCGGCCCCGTCGGCGTCGAAAATACCAGGATGTTTAACCACATCCTCATTCCCGGAGATAAACCCGGTACCACTGCAGCTGTGACACGTCACGCTGGTTTCCGCTGAACGGGAGTAATCAGCAAAGGCAAATTGTGCCAACATATGCATACACCATCCGAACTGGCCACCAGCTGCTTTGCGAACATTCTTCGGTGCGGCATCCATCGCATATCGCGCCAGCGCCTGAACTGCGAGCTGTTCATCCGTTTTGCTGATTCCCGCTTTACCGAAGAACGCCGCCAGGCCGAAGCGCGCACGGCTGCTGGTGGTGCCAATCGCCGCCCTTACATCTGTTCCTGTAAGGCGGTCCGGAGAAGTTCCTTTCACGTCGTCGCTGATGTGCATACCCTGAGGGCTAAAGTGTTTTAGTGAAGCTTCAAGTTTCATATCTCAAACCCTCGTTACGTTGCTGGCTTCCCACTCGAGATCAAGCTCGCTTTGCGGCTTACCGACCAGGTAGTTAAATGGTTTTTTCTCGCCTTCCAGGAACTGGTGAGAGCGAGAGTCGAAATTAGCTCCGATGTCACCGATCCACCCTTCGCCCTCTCGTTGCTTCAACAAGCGAATCATTGAGGCAGGAAGATTGATTGCGGCCTGTTCGTCTTTGTCGAGGCTCTCATAACCCATACGGTCCGCTTTTCTCTGCGCCAGCTCACGGGGAATGTTGCGCCAGACGGCCATCACGTTGTCGGGCATATCCGTTAAAGCACCGGTGCCTTTTACGTCCATCTTTCCGGTTGGAGCGGAGTCGTTTGTTTTTCTGGCATGGGTAACCAGCAGGACGTGACAGTTATGTTCGTTCTTGAAGTCGCACAGCGTATCGATGAAGTCCTTCTGACCTGTGTAATCTTCTTCGTCCAATCCGCATTTCGCCAGGTTATCTATGACGAACAGCTCAATGCCATAGCGACGCCGGGCATAGGCAAAAATCTCAAGAAGCCGGTCTGCTTTGGCCGTTCCGGTAAGTTTGAATACCCAAAGGCGGTCAGAAAACCATTCGTTGGTCATAATGATTTCTTCACGCTTCGGTGAGGAGGTGCAGATGGTTTGCCGCGTGAGTCGGGCAAGCATTTTGCCTGGTTTAAGCTCCAGAGAAGCAATACAGGTCCTGACCCCCTGACTCATCGCATCAATCGCAATATGTCCAACGAGCTCGGTTTTGCCATGCCCATTCACGCCATTGACGAGGGTCAGCTCACCGGCACGGAACTTAAAGTTGTTGTTCAGCGAAGCCCATGGGCTTGTAAACAGACCGGTATCCCGATGTTCGAATGCCTCGATAGTTTCCTGAAGCAAGTCCCCTGCTGAGCAAAGCTCATCGGGATCGAAGAATTTAGCGCGTTCCATGTATTCAAGAATGGAGTCGCTGTCCATGCCGTTCATCAGGCAATCGTTGATATCTTTGTGCGGAAGTTCAACCATGCGGCAACGGTGCTCACCAAGACGTCTGGCGATTTCTTTTGCAGCTTCACGGCCTACATCGTCGTTATCCAGGCACAGCCAGATTTCCTGGAAGCGATCGAGGTTGTGATACTCGTATTCAATCCACTGCTGTTTGGCACCCTTACCGCCGCCAAAGGGAACAGACAGGGCATCATAACCGAGCTGCGTGAAGGTCATGCAGTCAATCTCACCCTCGCACAGCACTACCAGACGGCTGTTTTTATCCAGCGCCTGCCAGCCAAACAGGCATGGTTCACAATCAGCCTCAGCCATGATCAACTTTTTGCCGTTTGGCCGCTCGGTACCAATACGTTTCACCTGCAGCAGTTCGCCATTCCGGATGTACGGGAATGCCACGGCAGGCACCTCGCGGTTTTCGTCGTGGTACCAGACCACCGCATCTGTCACTTTAAAACGATCTGCTGTTTCACGGGTGATACCACGCGAAGCAAGGTAGTCGTAGCATTTACTGGCCGATTTAACGCCCTTCTTTGTCGGACGAGAGAACGTTTTTTTCTTCGCTTCGAAGTGGTGGTCATCGTCTTTCAGGCCAAGAAACTCTTTCGCTTCTCGCATGGCGTCATGCAGCTGACAGTTACGCACCAGCACCCAGAGATCCAGCAGGTCGCCGCTGTCACCGCTGGCAAAGTCAGCCCATGATTTTTTACCGCCGATATTGACCTTGAGGCTTTTGCCTGAGTCACCGTTCGTATTGCCAGCACACCACTCTTTCCCCTCCAGATGTCCTTTCGGAAGGAGAAATTTAGCGACGCGCTCGGCGTTATCCCATAGTTTTTCTGAAAGTTCAGCAGGGGTCATCAGACACTCCGTAAATCAAATTTTATAAAGCACCACGTCACGAATCCCTCGCGCAGAAAGCCACAGTTATAACCAGCAACCAGGACACGCTTGAGGGTTGTTTTCATGGGCGGTTAGCTCCACGTTTCATGCGGTCAATTGCGGCCTGACTGATAAATACCTCAGCCGAACCGTCATTGGGTTTGGCGTACCAGGACGCTCCTGCCCCACCAACGGCGTTTGTGCCTGCAGATATCTGAGGGGCTACCTGTGGCTTTTCGTCGTTCCAGCGCTCACCGTTCAGGTATGAGGCTGGAAGGAGCTTGTCGAAGCCCATTTGCTGCGCCTTTGCTCGGACGCGGATATCTTCTGCCAGCATTACGGCGAAGCTATCCGGAGTACCTCGGTTTGTTTTTTTCCATTCGCGGTATTTGGTTTTAAAGGCGGACCGGGCCTTTACCTTGGCATCCTTCCTCAAACCTGCGTCCCAAAAAATATTTTCGAAAGCGGCATCGATTGGATCCGGGACTCCAGCACCTTCGGAGTCTGAATCAGGTTTTCCCTGTGCAGGTTGACCTTTCAACTCGTCAGGTTTATCGCCATCGGTCCGATTCGAATCGGACAAATTAGTTTGATCTTGTTCTTTCTCCTGCTCCTGTTCCTGCTCTTGGCTTGCAAGCCCCTTTAAAGCCCCTTCATTTACATCCGGGATCTGGAGCTCACTACTACGGGGGCAAGTCATATTGAACTGCTTCGAATATTTCTCGTAAAACTCTGAAAGAAAGAGGTTATCCGATACTTTGTTGTATTCGTTCTGTACTCCAGTACAGCGCTTGTCTCCGGGTTTCAGTGCCTCGCCGATTTGATGCGTTGCCATTTCGATGACCCATACCATCTCTGAATGCTCGTCGTACTTACAAAACCCGGCTTTAATGGCGCTATTAAGCCCCTTCTTAGCCCCTTCCATGGTTAATCCAGTCTCATGAGACAGGAACGCAAGGGGCATGTAATAAAGACCGATCATATTGGCGTGCGGACTGGTAAGCAGGTACAACGCCACAAGCTGAGACTCTGGCCCAGCCTGACGCAGCTCTTTGCCTGTTCTGCCAATCCAGAAGTGAGGAGACACCTTTCCGTAATCACGCATTTTGCGCCTCCGAGACCTTCGTAAAATATTGTTGGAACTTCCAGACAGGCTGCATACATTCATGCGGATAATTCTGCCTGGTGAAGTACACCTGCTGTTTATCCCGATTCCAGCCGGTGACATGCACAATCACACCGCGCGGATCGCGATAATCGATATCCAATGGCTTAACTTGGTTTTCGGTAGTGATTGAGTGCGACATATCACACCTCATTTCCCGGATGAGGGAATGTGTCTGGAAGGTCTGGGCGGATCTGGTAGGCTTTAACTTCGCCACCAGTAGCTTTAACAATGGACATGACATGATCAGCCTTAACCCGGCTACCATTAAGCCAGCGAAAAACAGCTGGTTGAGTAACCCCGCAAGCCCTTGCTAATGCAGCTTGTCCGCCGAGAATATCGATAGCTCTCTTGACATGTTGATTGATCATAAAAATACCAAAAGTTATTGAACACAAGGAAAGAGTATAACCTTGAATAACTTTATGCAATAACTTATCGTATTTGCCACTTAATAACTTTTTGTATAGGCTTATTGGTATGAACACATTCTCAGATCGTCTTCAAAAAGCGATGGTTGACGCTGGCCTTACACAGGCAGAATTAGCGATGAAAGTTGGGGTTTCGCAACCAGCTATCTGGCGCCTTGTTGCAGGCAAAACCAACACAACACGTAAGCTGGTTGAGATTGCGAATGCGCTGGGTGTAAGCCCTGAATGGCTTTCTACCGGGAAAAATCATGTACCCCACAGACAGGGGTATGTGATAGAGACTATGCCCGACAGGGAAGTAAAGGATAACGCTGGCATATTCAGGGTCGAAGTTCTTGACCTTTCGGTGAGTGCTGGGCCTGGCACGTTTATGCTTTCAGAATATGTTGAGGTTTTACATGCTATTGAGTTCACTACTGAACACGCAAAATCCCTCTTTGGAAATCGTAGTGAAGATGTCGTAAAAGTAATGACAGTCAATGGCGACAGCATGGCCAGCACATTCAATTCCGGTGATCGTGTCTTCGTTGACATTTCCGTCCGACACTTTCTAACAGATGGTGTATATGTCTTTGTTTTTGGTAAAACATTTCACCTAAAACGACTCCAGATGCAGGGAAACAGGCTAGCAGTCTTATCGGATAACCCAGCATATGAGAAATGGTATATCACGGAAGAAAACCAGGATGACCTTTACGTGATGGGTAAAGCCATAATGCACGAATCAATCAATTACAATAGGCTCTAACCTTCAACACCACACCTTTTGAAGCCGCTGAAAAGCGGCTTTTTCTTTATCAATAGCTGTATACATGCAGTAAAACAATAAATTTTAATCAGAAAAATCAATGCATTAAACCAAATTGCAAAATAAAAATAAGTTTTGTTATTGCAATAAGTTATTGCATGACTTAAAGTTCATTCATCGGCAAACAACGGAGCCAATGAAATGAATACTCAAATCACCGTAGCCAAAACCATCGGCAAAAGAATATTAAATCAAAGATCTTCGCTTCGACTCTCTCAGGATTTTTTGGCTGATCATCTTGGTTTAACAACCGAAACCATTAACAACTGGGAAACGGAAAAAACAGTTCCGTTTGCTGACCAGTTAATCCAATTAGCTAACATTCTTCATTCTGATGTTCTGTGGCTCATTTCAGGCAACGAGCAGTGCGGTGAATTTACAGAACCAACAAGTATTATAACGTCCAATCAACTTAACTCATGGTCTGCTGATATTGGCAATTGCAGAATGGCTTTATCTAACGCTATGGATTGCATGCCTCGGGAATTGTCGGCTATCGGTACACTAACTATCGTTTATGAAAAATTAGACGACTTGCAAGAAACCATCTGCAAGCAAGCCGACAAAATTTAAAATTAATTAACATTATTTAATTAACACCTTTCTTGGTGGGGACAAACTCACCCTTAGGAAATGAAAATGCAAAATTCCGTCGCAATTAATCAGCCAGTTAAAACACCTCAAATGCTGTTCGGATCTGACAACATTAATGACTTTGGCAACCGCGTTCAAAGCTGCCGGATGGAAGGTGATTCAATGCAACCGACCATCGAACCATGCGAGGTTGTAGCTTTCGTTGATTGCGGTGGATGTGCGCTTACCTCTGGCATTTATGTTTACACGATGGATGCTTTTGGTCGCCCATGCATTTTCATTAAGAGAATTGAGCCATTAGCTGATGGCTCATTAAAAATCATCTCTGATAACCATCATTACGAAACTTTCACCCTTAACACTGATGAACAGAAAGAAATCAAAATTCACGGTCGGGTAGTAGCTTCTTTAGCTGTGAGGCGCTTCGTATGACTTTCATCATTGATAAATCGGCATATAGAACAGCATGCCTTTATGCGGCCTGCGGTTACGAGGTAATCGCTCGTCTTTATCTTAAAAAAGCATATGGTCGTTAATTATGGGTGTTTTAAAAAGACAGGATATTCAGGAAGTGAATATCAAAGCGGAGAAGTTGTCAGGCTTGACGCAAACATTATTTGAATATCACGACAAGTTAGACAGATTTCAACTTAAAACAATATGCGCTCTGGTTTATGACCTCGCCGCTTAGATTCATGGATGGACCGAAAAAGAAGAGGAAATAGTTATGGGTTTGGAGGAGGAAAAGCGCAATGGATAAATTAATCGAGACATATCGACGCCGAATTTTAAAGGCAGCGTTATTACGCCACCAGCGAAAAACGGGCAGTAACTGCCTTGTTATTAAGCTCAATAAAGGCGGCATTAACACGGTCGAATTAACAGAGATTTTACTTGATGGATTATTACGAAAATTCGAAAGGCTTGCGTTCAGTGAGTACGGAAATGTCGATGGTGTAAAAGCCATCAGGGGAATTTACAGCGGCGCTGTTGATGTAAATGGCAGCGGTGAATTCCTTACGGATAGCGGAAAGGAGTTAATCGACGAGCTCATTTCTGAGCTGGTTGAGTTCGTCAAAAAACAAAAAGTCGAGGCTCCGAAAACGGAGGGTCATGAAATGGGGGGATCTGATGGCTCTTACAGCGATACGAATTCCTGAGTGGGTTCACCTCAAAGCAGCACACGTTTTAAGCCAGTTCAGGGCAAGGCGCATACATCCCTGCCGTATGCATGGCTCAGGAAACCTGAGCCTCAAGGTTAATCACCGCTGGCGGCTGCTATCCCGAGATGGCGGCAAGAACTGGGAAGTAATGAGTCACGAACGATACAGCAAAGTTAAGGACCGGAAATGAACGATAAACGCACCGTAAGCACAATTGATCTGGCATTACAGAAACACGATACGCCAGTTGGCCCGCTGTTCGTGGCAGTACGCCACGGACGCATTAAAAAATGCTTCACCCGCGACACAGCGATCCGGTATCTGGCGTTCTTCATGACTTCAGAAGCATTTGAGCGCTCAGGATTCGAGCAGCGTCACCCGCGGGTGCGTATTGATCGCGATGACAGGGAGGTATGGCGAGACGGGGAAACAAAGGCTGAGTATCTGGCCGCCCACCAGCGTTGTGTTCGCCGTCTGCGTCGCATCCTAGCGCGCAAGCGAGAAATGGAGAAATGGTGTGAGAAATGGGACGCGATGCATGACCGATTCGTTAAAGAGGTCGATGCACTTCAAGCCATCAAGCCTAAAGGAGTGTATTGATGATTGCTTCAGCATTTACTCCGGAGCCGACATCAACAGGCATCCGTTTTGGTAACCGCGTCATTGGTTATTCCGTCGCGGTTCGCCAGCTCGACAATGGCAACTATGACAAACGAATTCCGGATGGATTAGATCTGCTGGCTTGCATCATGGAAGCGATTGAAAGCGGCTGGTTTACCCCTGGCATCGAGAAAGAAATCATCATTTGGCGTTGGATGCTTGTTGCGGTCTTCATTACCGAGGAGCAGGCAAAGAACGGCACAGTTGAGGTTGCCAACGATTCTGGAGGGTTTGACACCGCAGTTATCTACTCCGGACAGCACGGTTCAATCAGTGTTTATCCTGCGCCAGAGCGGTTCGCACTCGCAAGCCATGTGGAAGGGTTAGCCATTGAGAAATACGGTCAGGAACTCGGCCAGCAGATGGCGCTGCGCATGTACCGGGACATGTTAGATACGGACCCTGAGAACGGGCTTCAACTCTCAAAAATGGGCCGGGAAGGTTTTAATCTCCTTCATGACAGCTTCATTGAACAGATTCAGAAAGAAGGTATGCCTGACATGCCGGTTATGCACTGAGGAGGACGAAAATGAACACTGTAACGATCAATAACAAACAGCTGCCGGCAGTCGAATATCGTGGTCAGCGCGTTGTGACGCTGGCGATGATTGATGAAGTCCACCAGCGACCAGAAGGCACCGCCCGTGCAGCATTTAATCGCAATAAAGACCGCTTTGTTCGTGGTGAGGATTATGAAGAATTAGGTGCAGACACCATACGTACGGACCTTCCCGTTGGCGTTTTTTCGAAATATGCGCCATCAGGTATTGTCCTCTTCGAATCAGGCTACCTGATGCTGACGAAACCATTTAACGATGATCTGGCCTGGAAAGTACAACGCGAGTTGGTAAGTGGTTATTTCCGTCATCAGCAACCACAACCATTGACTGAAATCGAGATGATCGCCGCGATGGCCGCCGATGCCGTTCGCCAGCAAAAGCGCCTGAATCATGTTGAAGAGCAGATCGAAACAGTCACAGAAGCTGTGGAGAACATCAAACGCGGGACCATGCGCGCCGGATATGTCGGTTACCGCCAGGTGGTAGCCAAAAGCGGAATGAGTGACGCCAAGTGCCGAAATTTGGTCAATGCCTACCGCATCCCTACAGACACGCACGAATTTATGACTCCAGACGGGCTTTTGTCACGTAGGGCTATCGTCGAACTGGAGCCGTTTATGGCCGCGTTTCGCCAGATGATGTCAGGAGCTGAACCGCGCGGCACCCGCTGGTATCACCCTAAAATGGGCCTGTTCCAGGCGATTGGGTGGGAGGGTTAAGAATGCACAAATTCTTCGTGGAGACAAACAACCTGAACACTATCAGCGATTGCCTGCAGCAGCTTGTTAACGCAGAAGAAGCGCAGCTCAGTATTGAAGAGCAACTGGCGAGATCGAACAGCAGTAGTGACTGGAGCACATGGCGCAAAAAGGCAGAGAACGCGCTGCGGCTGATCAAAGGGAAGCGTCGAATCATCACAGCTCGTTTGGCAGTTCTGCGTCATGAGGAAAAAGAGCGCAACCTGGAGCTGCACCAGCAGCACAACGACTTCCTGGTTCAGGCTCTGCGCGAAATCGTAACGCCCTCCTCTTTTGCGCGTTGCGTGCGTCTGGCTAAAGAGAAAATGGAGGAGATCCATGCAAACCAGTGCTGAAATCGTTCTTCTGGTGCCGAATGACTGGGTTAGCGAAAAGGTTCTGATTGCGGTTACCGGGCTCAAGCCCGGAACCATCACCCGCGCCAGAAAAGAATCCTGGATGCTGGGCCGCGAGTACCTGCACATTTCACCAGATGGTAATCCCAAGCCTTCGAGCGAATGCATGTATAACAGGAAAGCCGTTGATCAGTGGATCGAGGCGCAGAAAAAAAATCAACCAGGTGCGAAGACAGCATGAAAAGAAGTACACTCGTCCAAGCTCCTGGACGTCAGGAGGGATCAATGGCTAATGCATCATACCCGACAGGCGTCGAAAACCACGGCGGTTCGCTCCGCATCTGGTTTCTGTATAAAGGTAAACGTGTCAGGGAAAACCTCGGTGTTCCTGACACTGCAAAAAATCGCAAGATAGCTGGTGAGCTGCGTTCTTCGGTTTGTTTTGCGATAAGGATGGGGAATTTTAACTATGCAGAAAAATTCCCAAACTCACCGAACCTTGCCCGGTTCGGTCAGGATAGAAAGGAAATTACTGTGCTGGAGCTTACCGAAAGATGGTCAGAGCTGAAGAGAATGGAGATCAGCTCTAATACCATGAGTAGGTATGAATCCATCATAAAAAACATGCTTCCGCGCATCGGCGAAAATAAAATGGTTTCTGCGGTTACCACTGAAGATTTGCTGTATGTCAGGAAGGAGTTGCTGACGGGCTTCCATGTAATGAAGAAGGATCACCGGACACAGGTAAAAGGCCGGAAGTCTTCCACGGTGAATAATTACATGATGCTGATGGCCGAGATCTTCCAGTTTGCAGCTGATAACGGCTACGCAAAGGAAAACCCGTTTAGCGGAATTAACCGTCTCAGGAAGGCAAAAGACGAACCAGATCCACTCACGACCGACGAGTTCATCAGGTTCATTCAGGCATGCGGCCACCAGCAGATGCGAAATCTGTGGACCGTCGCCGTTTATACCGGAATGAGGCATGGGGAATTATGTGGTCTTGCATGGGAAGACATCGATCTCACCGCGGGAACCATTACGGTTAAGCGCAACCTTACCCAAACGTATGAGTTCACCCTGCCAAAAACCGAGGCAGGCACTGACAGGGTGATTTATCTCATACAACCAGCTATTGATGCCCTTAGGGATCAGGCCCAACTGACGCGCCTTGGCCGGCAGCATGAGGTTGAAGTGAATTTGCGTGAATATGGCCAGTCAGTCATACATCCATGCACTTTCGTTTTCAGCCCTCAATGCGTCAAACGTGGGTCTCACACAGGATATCACTACGCGGTTAATTCGATTAATAAAATTTGGGCTCCGATAATCAAGCGCGCCGGTATTCGTTACCGCAACGCTTATCAGTCACGGCATACCTATGCGTGCTGGTCATTATCAGCTGGTGCTAACCCGAACTTTATAGCAACTCAGATGGGGCATACCGATGCACAGATGGTTTACAAGGTGTATGGAAAGTGGATGTCAGAGAAGAGTGGAGAGCAGGTTGCTCTGCTCAACCAGGCGCTTTCACACACTGCCCCATCACTGCCCCAAAGCATGGTAGTAGCGCAGTAGAAAACCTTAAATTCAAGTGGTTAGCATCGTTACTGCTACATTTTTATAACACGGGGCACGAAATGCTCTCGACCATAAAGTGTGCTTATGTTGTGATCGGGGTTCAATAAATCACTAAACAGGGTATACTCCGGAGTTGTTTATTGTACTAAACGCTCCCGTGAGAGGATGCTACAGCGCACCTATGACTCAATTCGCTTCTCCGGTTCTGCATACGTTGCTGGATACCGACGCGTACAAGCTGCATATGCAGCAAGCCGTGTTTCACCACTATCATGATGTCCATGTTGCGGCGGAATTTCGCTGCCGGGGTGACGACTTGCTGGGTATCTACGCAGATTCCATTCGTGAACAGGTCGAGGCCATGCAGCATCTGGCGCTCACCGATGACGAATATCAGTGGCTTTCAGGCCTGCCTTTCTTTAAAGCGGACTATCTGAACTGGCTGCGTGAGTTCCGCTATAAGCCGGAACAGGTCACCGTCACCAATGATAACGGCAAGCTGGACATTCGTCTGACCGGCCCGTGGCGCGAGGTGATCATGTGGGAAGTGCCGCTTCTGGCCGTGATCAGCGAGCTGGCCCACCGCTATCGCTCCCCTGAAACCGGTGTGACGCAGGCGGTCGCCGCTCTGGAGAATAAACTCGTTGAGTTTTCCAGACTGACCGAAGGGCTGGATATGTCCCGCTTCCGTCTGATGGACTTTGGCACGCGCCGCCGCTTCTCTCGCGAGGTTCAGGAAGCCATTGTCAGACGTCTGCAACAGGAGCCGTGGTTCGTTGGCACCAGTAACTACGATCTGGCACGTCGCCTTGATTTAACGCCGATGGGCACCCAGGCGCACGAATGGTTCCAGGCGCACCAGCAGATCAGCCCTGACCTTGCCAACAGCCAGCGCGCCGCCCTCGCCGCGTGGCTAGAGGAATACCCGGATCGGCTGGGTATTGCCCTTACCGACTGCATTACCATGGACGCGTTCCTGCGCGACTTTGGCCCTGAGTTTGCCGAACGCTACCAGGGTTTGCGCCATGATTCCGGGGACCCGGTTGAATGGGGTGAGAAAGCCATCGCCCATTACGAAAAGCTGGGTATCGACCCAATGAGTAAGGTGCTGGTCTTTTCCGATAACCTTGACCTGGCGAAAGCCGTCGACCTTTATCGCCACTTCTCATCGCGGGTGAACCTGAGTTTCGGGATTGGTACGCGCTTAACCTGTGATATCCCCCAGGTGAAACCGCTGAACATCGTCATAAAGCTAGTGGAATGTAACGGTAAGCCGGTCGCGAAGCTCTCCGACAGCCCTGGCAAAACCATCTGCCATGACAAAGCGTTTGTCCGCGCATTACGTAAAGCCTT